TGAGTTTAACTACCAGGGCACTGGCCCGACGACGGCGTGGCCTAGCTTACGCGCGTCGGATGACGAGGTGGCCCGCCTATGGGCAGTGGGATCGGTTGGTGCCGGTTTGGAGTTAAAGGCCGATGGCAATCTCGGCAAGGTAGAAATATCGAACGGCAACGGGGTTATTGGTCGGTTTAATTCTGCCGTGGGCGGCACGGCTACTGCGTGGCTGAAGCTATCCGGGGGAAGCGACGGGACTGCTCGCTTTGCGGCAGACAGCGACACGCTGACTAATGTGCCGTTGACGGTTTTTGCTAAGGGCAACTCGCCAGTTTTTATTGGCAATTCATTTGGCAGCGCCGCCGAGTTTATTACGTCTTCCGGCGCCGGCAATAACTATTTTCTCTTCACCGCACCCAACGGTTCGCCGCCAATAATCAGCAATGCGACGGCAGGCGGCGGGATAATCGTAAAAGAGCAGCGGGTTTTCACGCATCAGGCTTTGGGCACGTCCACACTGCCGTTATCTGATGTTGGTCAACATTATCATAATGGCGGGGCCAGCGGGGTATCGACATATAATTTACCGGCAGCGGCAAATGGGCTTAATTATTGTTTTATCGTAAAGGTGGCGCAGCAGATTGTCGTTAAGGCGGCGGCGGGTGACAAGATTGCGATAGCCGGTTCCAACAGTGCCGCTGGCGGGCAGATATCGGCGAATGCGCCTTTTGCCAGCATATGCATCGAGGCGCACGAGGCGGGTCAGTGGTTCGCGATATCGACCCCGGATAAAACGCAATGGACGGTCTTATGATCACCCGTCGTCACCTTCTGGCATCGGCAGCGGCGGCGTCGCTGATCCGGCCGCGCTTGTTGGCCGCGCAGACTACTGGGGTAACGCCGGTCTTTATCAAGTGGGATGCTTGGTATGACGATACCCAGTTGGTAACTCAGCAGTTCCACCAGCAACTGAGCCCGGCTCGCTGGCAGTTTCGCGCGCCGTTTTCCTGCACGGTGCTGGGTCCGGAACGGATAACCTGCGCCGGCACGCAAGCAAATATGGATATCGAAATCCAGGCTGCGGCCAATGCCGGGGTAAAGGCGTGGATGCAGGTCTGGTATGGGGGCGCGCCCAACTCGCCGGGGGGTAGCACGGCGTTGCACAGGGGGTGGCAACTGTATGATGCGTCCAGTTATAAAAATATGGTGAAATGGGCTGTTTATACCGGGCTCCCGTCGTTTGGCGTTAGCCCGTACAGCAACACGGCGGGGTGGCAGGGGAACTGTAATTATTGGGTGAATTTTTTTACTCAGCCAAACTATTTGAAAGTCGGCGGCCGTCCTGTTGTGTTTGTGGCGTGGAGCCAAACCGATTTGGCAACATACTTTGCTAACTCGACCGCTAATACGTTGGCGACATTTAACTATCTCCGCAGTCAGTCGGTCGCGGCCGGCGCCGGCAACCCGTATATCATCGGGATGGACGATTTGAGTGGACCAATAACGGCGTCGCAAGTTAAGGGCTGGATCGGTGGTGACGCTATTTCTGGATATATACCGTCCGGTGCCATTCAATTTACCGCGCTGCCCGAAACCGCCGCGACGCTTTATTCCAGAACACTGGCGCATTGGGGCAGTCAGGTAGCTAGTGGAGATAAGACAGTACCGATTGCGCTGATGGGTTGGGATAAGCGCCCGCGCATGGAGTTGCCTGGGTTTAGCGATGGGGCAGGCTATATCCCCTGGGTAGGTCATCAGCAGTATTACGCGAGGGGGACCAACGCCGAGATCGCGGGGCATCTGCAGGCGTGCGTCGATTTCATCGGTGCTAACCAGCCGGCCTGCGACAGCAAGATCATGCTGGTGTACGCCTGGAACGAGTGCGCGGAGGGTGGCACGGCGGGCGTGCCGACGCTGGGCGACCCGCCGGTTGGTACTCCGCCCAGTTCGGCCCTGCTCAATGCGATCAAACCGGTACTGATGGCGGCGGCGTGATGGCTCTTGATTTTCCCAACTCCCCAACGGGCGGCCAGGTTTACACCTCTGCCGGGCTCAGCTGGGTCTGGGACGGGGCTAAATGGGTCACCGGCGCCAGCGGCTATGTCCAGCCAATGATGTTGGTTAACAACAGCATCACTCTGCCGGCGGGCTACCGCGGATTTGTCCGGGTCGAGAACAATACGAACGCGCCGATCTCCATCACGTTGCCGCCCTCACCGGTCGCCAGCCAGGAGATCACGATCAAAGATTGTTACGGCAACGCCATCCTCTACCCGATCACAATAGTCGGGGGCGGCCCGAGTATAGAAACGGCGTCGACTTTAGTTTTACGAGTTAACTACGCCTGGGTTGACTTAATGTTTACGGGCGCGATGTGGGTGCAGACGTGAGAACCATTGCCTTTTTGTTTGGGCTGCTTTTTTGTGCGGTTGCGCAGGCACAGCAAGTGCCTTTTCCGGTTACCGGCTGCACCAGCATTGTCTCGGCCAGCGGTAAGGCGACCCCAGGTTTTGACAATACGCCGGCTTTCAATGCCGCGATCGCGGTTAATAATTGCGTTTATTTCCCGACCGGGACGTGGGAGTTCGCCGGTCCCTTGGCGCGCACCTTGTCGGTCGATAATCAGTCCTTTGCGGTCTACGGGGACGGACCCGACCACACCAGGCTGTATTGGCCGGGTGGTGGGGGGCTGCAGATCAACGGAACAGCGAACCTGACGAACTTTCATATACGCGATCTGTCGATCCTGACTGGCGCGGCTAATGTCGGGATAGGGATCGACGCGAACTGGAGCCTGCACAATAACGGCGCGTCTTCGACGATCGACCGGGTACGGGTTTCGGGTGCTACGATTGGTGCCGGCCAACCGTACTGGGCGACGGGTGTGCGGCTGAACGGTGTCAGCCAAACCAACATGAATGGTCTCGACATCTGGGGTCAGATGCCGGGGGAAGACGTTACGCCGACGCAGAGCATCGGCCTGGATCTCAACGCCTCCGCATCGAACCTGACGTTCATCTTCAATATCGTCAACTCGTCGTTTTTTGGAGCGAAATGGGGCTTACGCTATGGGCCGGGGGTACAGGGCGTAGCCGCTGTCAATACCAATTTCACCAACAACGCCATCGGGGTTTACGTGACGCCATCCGCGTTGAACGAAGCTCAGGCGCAGTTGAGCGTCCAAAACTCGGCAATGGATAACCAGGTGTGGAATGTTCAGGTCGAAACCGGTAGTTCGCTCACGCATATGATGTATGTCGGCAATGCCACTTACCTACGCACGGGGTTCGGCGGGGGAGGACTCAATATCAAAAGTGGCGGTCAGTATACTATCTCAGACAACCACTTCACCACGGTCCAGACTAAGTTTGTCGGTACTGCAGTTCTCTTGGAAGGGGGCGTTGGCGGGATTGTGTCGAACAATATGTGCATTGATCTACTTAATTGTATAGAAATAAAAGATCCTTCTTTGGGCTACGGTATTAGAGGAAATGTGATAAACGCCGGCAACGCAGCACAGCGCGCAGTCAAAAATACGACTGCGTTAAACGCCCCCAACTATATTACGGGATTTCAGGATATGGCTCATAATTACTACCCAAACGCCCTTGCCGTGACAGCGGCTGTCAGTCAAAGCGGTGCGGTTAACGGGCTAATCCAAGTCACGACTTTACAGGACGCCACGCAGCTGGTGAAAGATCAGCTGGTACTGTTGACGGCTCCTGGCTTGTCGAACCAGCCGGCGATCTATCGTATCCAGCAGATACCAGACGCCAATACCGTGATCTTGGCTGGGTCGGCGTTTAATGGCTCGTTGACCAGTGCTGGCGCACTTTCTGTAGTCCCTTGAAAACTGGAGGTAAATCGATGGCTGTCGATCTCGAAACTGTCACTCTGCAGGGCACCTATCGCATCGGGTTTATGGCCCCGGCCGAACGCTCTCTTGCCGCCGGCGAACTCTATATCGAGGTCGGCGCCGGCCTGCCCAAGCTCTGGGTCGGGGCAATGGAAGACGCCGGGATGACCGGCAATATGGCGGTGTTTGCTACCGCCGCCGCCGCACCTCCGGTGCCGCCGGTCAACCGTGATGCCCCCTACATCGCGCAGGAAGGCGCTAACCTCACCTGCACGATGGGCAACTGGGATGGCGCGCCGACCGATTACGCCTACCAGTGGCGGCTTGACGGGGCGGATGTCGGCGACGGCACGGCGACCTACGTCACCACCGCGGGCGATGTGGAAAAAACCGCGGTTTGCGTGGTCTCGGCCACCAACGCTGCCGGGACCACCGCGGCGCCGCCGTCGAACCAGGTCATCATCGCCCCGGTGGCCGGGGTAGCGGCGGCGAGGTCCCCGGCTGAAACCCCGAGCGAGTTCGAGCACGACCCGCCGGCCCCGCCGCCCAAAAAGGAAGAGGCCAAGGAAGAACCGCACTCGCGGCGAAACCACCGCTAGGGAGCAAACCCTGCGTGAGCCCGGAACTCGCCCGGTACGAGGGCACTCTCAAAAGGTTGATCGCGGTCACCGAGGCCGAGACCTCGATGCTTGCCTTCACGCGCCTGATGATGCCTTCGCCCCGGTATCCCGATGACCCCGACCACTCGCGCTACGAGGTGCAGCGGTTTCACGAGGTGATGTGCGCCGCATTGGAAGAGCTGGAAGCGGGCCGGATCAAGCGTCTGATTATCAATCTGCCGCCGCGGCACGGCAAAACCCAGCTCGCCAGCAAGATGTTCACCGCCTGGTTCAGCGGCAAAAACCCCGATAAATCGATCATTTTCGGCACCTACAACGAGAAGTTCTCGCAGGACATCGGGCGGGCGGTGCGCGACATCATGTTGATGTCGCCTTACGCCCAGGTCTTTCCCGCGGCCGGGCTAAAGTTCGATAGCAAGGCGTCGGACCGTCTTGAGACCACCGCGGGCGGCATCCTTGCCTTTGTCGGCCGCGGCGGGACCACTACCGGCCGCGGCGGTGACCTCCTGGTGATCGACGACCCGATCAAAGACCGCATGGAAGCCGACAGCCCGACCATAAGAGACACCTTATGGACCTGGTTCACCCAGGTTATCGCGTCCCGGCTGATGGACGAGACCGGTCGGATCATGCTGATCCAGACCCGATGGCATCAGGATGATCTGATCGGCCGCCTGACCGACCCGCACAACTCCTACTACGACCCGGAGGAGGCCGCCGAGTGGCATATCATCGACCTCCCGGCTTTGGCCTTCGACGACGGCAAGGACCCGCTGCACCGCCAGGTGGGCGACCCCCTGTGGCCCGGACGTTTTGGGAAGAACTATCTCCAAGCCCTGCAGCGCCGCGACGTGCGCGGCTTTTCCGCCCTTTATCAAGGCCGCCCCAGCCCCGCCGGCGGGACGTTTTTCTCGATCGACTGGCTCCATACCTACCGGCCGAACGAGCTGCCCTCGTCGTTGCGGTGCTACGCCGCTTCCGACCACGCGGTCGCCTTGAAGCAAGGGAGCGACAAGACCTGTCTGATGGTGGTGGGGATCGATAAGGACGACATGATCTGGGTCCTCCCCGATCTCGTCTGGCGGCAGATGAATGCCGAGCAGACGGTCGAGAGTATGCTGCGCATGATGAAGGCCCATAAGCCCTTGTTTTGGTGGGCCGAGCGCGGGCATATCTCGAAGTCGATCGGGCCGTTCCTGCGGAAACGCATGCTGGAGACCCATACCTTCTGCAGCCTGATCGAGATGCAGCCGATCGCCGACAAACCAACCCGGGCGCAGTCGATCCAGGGACGGCTTTCGATGAACCGGGTACGGTTTCCCGAGCGCGCTCCCTGGTGGCCTGCCGCCCGGGACCAGCTCTTGAAGTTCCCTTACGATGCGCACGACGATTTCGTCGATACCTTGGCCTACATAGGTCTCGGTCTAACCCTCCAGGTTGGTGCCAGCGAGCACCGGGCCAAAGAGGCCGATCTGCCGGTCGAGAATACCTATGGCTGGCTAAAGATGCAGCGCGAGCAAGCCGAGCGCAGTGTGAAACTGGGCTTCAGCTCGGGAGGTTGGTGAATGGACTGGCTCACCATTAGCGAACTCTTTGTCTTTGGCTACCTCTGCGGCGTCGCAATGTGTTTTGGCTTGTGGTGCGTGCTCGACCGGCTGGCGGGTTCGCCACGATGGGATTGAGGTGATGACATGACCGCAGGGATCTGGTTCTGGATTTTCTTTGTGATCTCGATCGTCTTCTCGGGCGGCTGGTACTGGCGTAATCAAAGCGTCCTGCAGCCGTACGGGCCTTTTAGTTTGATCTTTTTCATCTTGATCGGGCTCTTGGGTTGGGGCGTTTTTGGGGCGCCGATCAGGTAAGGGAAAATACGTATGTCCGATCTCGGCGCCATGCTGGGACCACCTCCGGGACCACCGGGCGCCGGGCCTGACCCGAGCCAGCTCGTCGGCCAGGACCAATCCTTTGTCAACCGCGAGAAGCCCGAGCCTGACGAAGGTAGGCGTAAACTTGTCAAACGCTGGCAGGACAAGGTCAAGCGCGCCAGGCGTCACTGGCGGCAGCCGTTTCGGCGGATGCGCGAGAACATGGAGTTCTGCGAGGGCCGGCAGTGGCCCGAGATCGCCAAATCCGAGAAGCGCGACGACCGCTACGTCGCGAACATCTGCATCCGGCATGTCCTGCAGCGCACGGCCGAGCTTTACCCGAACAACCCGACGATGCAGGCCAAGTCCAAGCCCAAGTTGATCGCCCCGGTCTGGGACGGTAGCGAGCAGCAGC